CGGCAGGTCCGACTCGCGGCCCTGCCGGGCGTGCCACATGGCCCGGATCGCGGCCCCGATCTGGCTGACCAGGATGGACCCGAGCCCACTGGTGATGATCGCGCCGATCAGCTCGATTCTCTGCATCCAGGGTCCTCCCTCTCGGCGGCGCGGGCCGCGGCGTCGGCCTCGTGGGCTTTCGCGACGGTCACGCCGATCTCAGCCTGGCGGAGCGCGGTGTCCGGCTCGCAGCCGGGCTCCCATGCGTGGCCCCAGACGCGGGCCATCCGCTGACCGATCATGAGGAGGAGAGCGAGGATGATGAAGAGCGGCCAGCCGGGCCAGTGGTCACTGGTGAGGGCGCGTGCGGCGTCCTCGATGGCGACCACGAGGAGGCCGAGGGCGACCAGGGCCGCCGACGGGCCTTCCACGCCCCACCATCCCCGCCATGCCGCCGGTGCGCCGATCGCGCACCCGGACAGGGTCAGGAGGCAGCCCACGGTGACGTCCCACGGCTGGATGCGCGGGGCGCCCAGGATGAGGGCGACGGCCACGGCGATGAGCACGTAGGTCGCCGCCATCATCGCTGAGATCGCCCGCGGCTCGTGGAGCGTCGACCAGAGTCGGCGGCCCAGGCCCATCAGTCGGCCTCGTGACGTGGCGTGTAGTGCTCCCGGGTCTCACCGCCGGGGGTGACGATGCCAGCCCAGGCGAGGACGCTCACGCCGCCGATCCGGATGTGGGAGAGGGCCTGATAGGCGACCCAGGCGAAGCCGAGGAACTTCCCGACCTGGGCGGCCAGGACGTCAGCCTGGAGCGGGTAGGCGGACAGCGCCCAGGCGCCCACGGTGAGGACCACGGCGGCCCCGATCACGAGGGCGACGCGGCGGCCACGCGTCCAGTAGGGGCGGTCCAGGGACGCCTGCACCAGGGGCCACAGGACCCCCAGGACGACGGTGGTGACGAAGGGGTCCTTGATGAGAGCACTCACGCGGCGGCTCCCTCGGTCTTGGTGGTGGCGTTGGCCTTGACAGCGGCCAGCACCTCGGCGGTAGCAGCCTCGATGTCCTTCTTGCCAGCGAAGCCGCCGAAGGTCGCATTGAACTGCTCCCACGAGCTGCTCACCAAGGTGTTGAAGTCCTCGCTGGTGACCCAGGAGGTCTTGTAGCCGGCGCGGTAGAAAGCGTCGGCGGTGGCCTGGTCCATGCTGTAGGCGCCCAGGCCAGGGATGATGCGCGCGTACCCGTGGGTACCGTCGCCGAAATCGATGCCGAGAATCTTCATATCGTCATCCTCATCTGTAGTGGTGGTGTCGGCGGGGGCGGTCGCCCCCACCATGGAGTCCCAGGCGGCGCGGTCACGCAGCCTGTCGAGGTCGATGTGCTCGCCCCATCCGGGCAGGCGGCCGTCCTCCGTGTACTGGTGGACCAGCGCCGACGTGCCCCAGTAGGGGACGTCCGGGATGGCAGGGTCCATGTAGCCCGCCCCGTAGTCCGAGTAGTCGGGCCCGCCGGCCACCCACAGGGGGTACCGTGCGGCGACGGCGGACCAGTCGTAGGAGTGGATCACGTTCTGGTAGGTGTAGAAGCCGGGCGTGGTGCCGGTGCGGGCGGCTACGGTGTCGAGCCACGCCTGGGCCGCGCCAGGGCCGAGCGGGACGGCGTCAGCCTCCCAGTCCAGCCACAGGGGGACGCGCCCCGCATAGTCGCCGATCTGCCCCAGGAAGTGCTCGACCTGCGCGCTCACGTCATCGTCGTCAGCGAAGTGGTAGAGCCCCAACCTCTTTCCGTTGGCTAGCGCGCTAGCGACCTGGTCGCGCCAAGCCGGGTTCACGTAGCCCGTCCCCTGCGTCACCTTGACGATGACGAAGTCCGCCGGGACGACGCTGAAGCTGATCCCGGCCTGATAGGAGGAGACGTCGACACCGTGCGCATGAGTCGGCTCGCTCGACGTCGCCGGCGCGGCGGGCGCGGGGGCGGGAGCCGGCGCGGGGGCGCTACCCCCGGCGAACTCCGGCCACTGGGACAGGAACAGGCTGTCGTCAAAGCGGTGGCAACTGGTCCATTTCCCGGTCAGCGTGTAGGGGTGACTCGAGTAGGGGACGGTGCGAGTCTCGCCCCCCGTGGAGTCGCCGGCGTAGCCGTCGATCGACCCATCCTCAGCGATCCACGCCTCAGAGAGGTAGTCGGCGGCAGGGTCGGTGATGATGACGACGTGACCCGCCCCGCCCTCAGGGCCGGCAGACAGGACGACGTCGCCGACCTGGAATCCGCCGTCCGGGCGGAGGCTGGCGTCATCCCAGTGGACCTCCCGGTAGCCGCGAGCCTCGAGGCCCTGACGCATGTTCCCGGTCCATAGGCCGTCGATCTCTGGTAGGGCGGCGTGCCCCCAGGGGACGCCGTAGGTGACGTGCAGGCCGAAGCAGATCGACCCGCACACCAGCGACGAGCAGTCGGCGTTCTGGGGGGTGATGACGTAGCCCTGCTCGTCGGCGTTGGCATACCAGGAGCGGCGCTCAGGCTGGCTGTAGCCGACGTCGGCGACGTCGCAGATGTAGCGGGCCTGCGCGGCCGCCACACTTCCAACAGACATACGGTTTCCTTTCCGTGATTGGATATAGGAAATCCCCGCCACCGGGATTGGCGCGAGGACAAGAATTTCTCAGTAGCCGATGGCCTGCCACATGAGCGCGTGCGCAGCAGACTTAGCCTCACCCGGAAAAAGCACACGAAAGCTTTCCCTGCTGAGCCGGTCAACCATTGGCATTAGTGGCGACACAAATTGCCAGCCAGACGCGTTATTGTAAATAGGCTGGAATGTAATAGAAATGCACGCCTTCGGGAATGGCTTCGGGAATGTCTGCACAGGCAAGTAGCCATTACCGAAATTGTGATCGGTCGTGAACCCAGCGATTCTCCCGGTCTGCATAATCATGACCTCATTGGGGCCTGGCTGCGTGTAGGAGAGCCCAGAATCCCCGGACTGCTGCGCTTCAATGCGCATGCCGCCAGTGCCGTCCCAGCGGGTGCCGTCATAGCGGACAAGCGAGGAGATGTGGTCGATCCAGTAGAAATCCGGGTTGCTCGGCGACGGATTCCACCCCAGATCCCATTTGGCCCGGTTCGCCTTGTTGTAGGCGTCCTGCCAGTCCTGCGCCCAGATGACAGTCTTGATAGACCTGGCCATGGCGTCCATATCGCCCTGGGCGTTGAAAGGGTCAGTGCCTTCGGGGACGCGAATCCCGTTCATCAGTGTGCGAGCCAATTCGGTCTCCTATTTCTTCTCAGGGATGTTTGTCCACTTGATCGTGATGCGGCCACTATCCGGGTCGGTGCCGATATCGGAGACGCCACCCTCAACGTTTCCCCCGGTCCACATGAGCCCGCCGCCATTGGTGATGAGCCACTGGGCTACCGCTGCCGGCAGGGTGACGTCCTGGCCGCCGGGCGCCCACTGGGCGAGAGTCACAGACAGGGACGGGCCGGCCGCTGTCGGCTGCCTCCCCAGGCTCCCGGCCGCATGACACCGGCCATGGAGGGTGACCGCCGACTTGTTGCCGCCGTCAGCGGTCCGCTCCCCGAAATGCAGGCTGGCCTCCAGGACACGGAGGCCGGCGATTGCCTTCAGAGCCGCAAACTGGCCCCCATACCCCCACGCCGCGACCGACGCGAATTTGCCGCCCGCGACGATCCGCTCCGTCCACGGGCGCCCATCCGACCGGCGTGTCGACCACGACGCGGAGTAGACCGGCCGGATCACCGCGGTACCATCGGTCTGGCCGAGCTGCTGCGACGGGGCCGACGGGGGTGCGTTAGACGGCGCATCCGGAGCCTTCCAGGTGACGGGGCCGACCGTGGTCGGGCGCCCGTCCTGCCACATGAGGGACACGACCTGCCCGACCGACGGGGCGCTCCACGAGTGCGTCGCGGAAACGTTGCCGAAAGAGGTGCGGACGACAGCCTGGCCGCCACCGACGCTGACGACCGTACCCGTCGTCGGTCGGGGTACGTCCGTCACCCGGCCGAGGACGACCGCCGACGACTGTCCCGCCTCGCCCCTGGTGAGGGCCACGACGACGCTGTCCCCTCGGTTCACGGACACGGGGTCGAGCCAGACCGCCGGCACCTGCACCCCCTCGATCGTCACCGCCGGTCGGTCATAGGCCCCGCCGACAGTGCCGGTCACGAGGGTGGTGCCGCCCTGCTGGCCGATCCCGGCGATCAGCTCGGCGAGCCCGCTCATGACTGCTTGTCCCCGAGGATCACGGACCGCATCTCGTTGGCGTCGACGTCGACCTCCAGGGTCGAGGCGGAGACGCCACCCTGCGCGTCCCCACCGAGGCTCATGGACTTCACCTGCCCGGTGACGTCGATGGCGCGACCACTGCGGGTCGGGACGGCGACCGTCACCCAGTCGTAGAGCTCGAGTCCGGGGTGCGGGAGACACTGCACCTTGAGGCGCGTGGTCTTGGGGCCGGTCTGGCTGGCGAGGCGGGTGGCCGCGGCACGCTCAGCCGCTACAGTGGAGTCGATCAGCGGGCTGCTGTAGAACTCGGTGCTGTTGCCGAGGGGGCCGCCCCACTTCGAGACGCCGCGGTCGAGGTAGGCGCGGCCCACGTACTCCCCCTGGCTGCCCTGGGACGTGGCCACGACCGCGTTGTAGACGGTGCCCAGGTCCATCGACCGGGACAGTGACACGAGCGCGGCCATGAAATCCCCGCCCTGGATGCGCCACACGGGGCCATCCGCCCCCTTCTTCGGGTCGATGAGGTGCATCGTGCCCTCGCCATCCGTGCGGCGCACCAGCCCCCCATAGGACAGGAGGTCGTCGATCGCGTCCAGCCTCTCCTTCTCATAAATTGTTCCGGCCGCCACCTTCGGTAGCGTGAGGTTCTTCGAGTCGTCCACCAGCGGTACCGTCCCGGCCAGGAGGCGGCGCGTCTCCTTGACGACGTCGGAGCGCTCATCTCCGGGAGTCTTGGCCTGGAGCTTGTCGCGCTGGAGGAGGATGCTGGTGTCCTCCACGGAGCAGGTGACGACACCGCCGGTCGGCAGCCACCGCTCAACCCCGCCCGCCCGGGTGAGTTGCCAGAATTGTTCCGGCTCCGGTTTGGTGACGACGACGACGGCACGGGGGATACGGCTACCATCCTCGGCGATCCAGGTGAGGCGCAGGCGCGCCCCCGGCCCCAGGACGTCGCCCAGCACCCAGGGCTGGAGCGTTCCGTCCTCGTCGATGATCTTGACGGTCCCCGTGCACTGGACGGCGCGGGACGCGTCCCAGGTCAGGGACCAGGACTCCACGCGCAGGCCAGCCCGCACCAGGTCATCACCCAGGTAGGCGTCCACCTGCACCGACTCGCGGGAGCGGGTGCCGGTGATCGACTGCCTCGCGGCGTCAGTCATGGCGAGCATGTCAGCCTCCAATCTGGAGCGGACGGCGCTTCACGTCCGCGTAGGTCTTGGTTCCCAGGCGGGACTTGACCGAGCTGTAGGTGGCCCCCGCGGCGAGTTCCTTGGTGCGGTCGTAGGTGGCTCGGACCACCAGGACCGGTAGCGACGGCGGTGCGACCACGCCCCCGGACAGGTCCCAGCGGGTGATGCCCTCGGCGACCCACTCGACCTGTGCGTCGGCTGGCACGTACCCGCCCCAGCGGGTCGCCCGCTGCGGGTCATGGGGGACGCGCAGGAGGAGGACTCCGGCCTGCTCCACCAGGTCCGCGACACGGTCAGCCTGCTGCTGGTTCCAGGTCGTGATGATGGCCTTCAGGGACTCAGGGGCGCTTCTGGCGGCCCCCAGTTGGACCGGCAGCCTCGCCCCTAGGGGTAGGACTGTCTTGCCGCCCACGCCCCACTTGTGGCCGGACAGGGAGCCTGCCGTCAGTAGGGGGATGTCCTCGCGGTGCTGGTCGCCCATGTCCAGCTCGATCGCGCTAGTCCAGTCCAGGGGGTCGGACAGCCACGCCGACGGCGAGTCCAGGCGGATGGACGCCGACCACGACTGCTCCGCGACCTCGTTCGTCAGCGTGTAGGTGACCGTCTCCCCCAGGGGGATCTCATGGTCCTCCAGGTAGTCGAGGTTGGAGATGCGGATGTCTGCGCCGCCGCGGATCAGGGTCGTGAATCCTCGGACGGTCCGGGTCACCGAGTATCCGGTCCCGTCGCCGTGGACGGCCAGGGACACAGCCGGATGCCCCTCGCCGGCGCTGATGTCCTCGATGGCGATGTCCTTGCCGGGTAGGACACCGCGGATAGCGCGCGACTCCGAGCGGTACTTGTCGCCGGCCCACTGGTAGTGCCAGCCAATACCAGAGGCCCCATCCTCGCGGGTCGGGGAGTCGCCATCGAAATAGGTCGTGTCGGTGACACTCTCGCGCGTAGCCCCCATCAGGCAGATGACGTTGTCGGCGTACATGGTCCCGACGCGGTTGCCGACGTGCTTGACGCCCACGTACACGTCGATCGCCTCAGCCCCCGCAGGGACCTCCACCACGTGCGCGATCCTGCCTACAGCCGCGGTCCGCCCTAGCGCGGGCGCATAGCTGATGGTATTCCTGTCCGGGAAGTAAAAACGCACTGCGAGAAGTGCGGCATCCTGTAGTGATGCTCCCATGGGGCTCAGGTCGTAGTCTGCGGCTACGGCCACCCACTTTTGCTCTGACGCGGCAGGCCCACCCAGGTTAATCCGCTGGCTGATGGCTGTTTTGTTGTAGTCTTTGGCGTCAAGCGCCTTGATTTTCATACGGCCGTTTTCGACCGATAATTCAGACTTCCAATTCCACCACCAGAACGTATCTTTGGTGAAAGAGCCATTCTGGCAGAGGTTGACGCGCATTTCAGTCAGTGCCATTCAATGCCCCCCTTGGAATAGGGGGCGGGGATCGCTGGTGTGGCGATCCCCGCCCGGTTAGCGGATGCGACGGCCGGACAGGTCCGACGCGACGCGGTCGACTGCGCGGCCGGCCTCCACCTGCATGCGGCCAATCAGGACGCCGTCGACGTCCCGTACCTCGAGGACCTCCGGCACGCCGCCGTTCCCCTTGGATAGGAGGTCGTCGATCTTGTCCCACTGGCCGCCCGTGAAAACCGGCTCCGGCCGGCCGGTGGCGTTGAGGACGGTCGTCAGTCCCGGCTGGAGCAGACCCCCGCTGTCGAACTTGTAGAGGCCGGTCGACGGGGACCCATAAATCGGGGTTTCCCGCACCGGGATGCCGAATGTCGGGGCCTCGACCATCATGCCGTTACCGGAGGCGATGGCGATGTGGTGCGCCGGATACCCCCAGAACAGCAGGGTCCCGGGAGTATTCAGTGAGCCACCGGGCGTAGAGCCCGCCTGATAGCCGGCCGCCGTCAGGCGCGGAATCTGGGAGCCCATCTGGTGGGCCGCCCAGTACACGAGACCCGAGCAGTCGACGCCGGGCGGGATACTCGATCCACCCCACACGTAGGTCGCGCCGATCGCCATGCGCGCCGCATTCACGATGTCCGACGCGGCCATGGTGGCGGTCTTGCCCTTCAGCCACTCCCCGAATCCATCAACCCATCTTTTCGGCATGGCGGCGGCGAAATCGTGAAAGAACCCACTGCCGGGCAGATTGTTCATGATGAGATCGACGGGCGCCTGAATGAGATGCTGCACCGCCCCAAGGGGGTCGGAGATGATCGACGAGACCGCGTCGGCGGCCGACGAAATCCAGTCCGTCGCGGTCTGAATACCGGCCCCCACAGTCCCCTTGATTTTCTCCCAGATACCGCCGTCCGCGAAGGCCGCGAATCGCGCCCCCTGGTCTCCGCCGGGGATATGGCCGCCGCTGGAGCCCCTGGCGGCGGCGTTCATCCGGTGGACTGCAGCGGGGCCGCCGACGGCGCGCACCCACTCCGGCCGCATGATCGCCTCACCGCCCGACAGGGCAATAGCGCCGCCGCCGTCAGGCGAGTAGAAATGGTAGATATCCTTGCCGGGAGAATACCCCGGGAGGACACCACCCGTCGCATACCCCGGAATGCCGGACACGTCCGGCAGGCGCAGGGAAAGACCGAGCTTCTCAGCAATGCTGTCCGCCGTCTTCTTGATTCCGTCACGGTAAACCGTATTGATGATGAAGTTAATCGGCTTAGCCGCAACCGATTTCACGCCATCCCAAATGGTCTGAATTCCAGACTTCATCGTGTCGAAAGCAGTTTGGATGCCATTAGTGACATTGTTGACCGCATTCGTCAAGATGGTTTTCATCCAGTCCACGACCACGCTAATAGCCGTCTGGATACCATTCCAGATAGTGGTGATCCCGGTCCACAAAGCCTGTGCGCCCGCGGTAATCGCAGTCCACACGGCCGAGATAACCGGCTGCACATACGTCTGGAACCACCCGACAACGACCTGAACGCCGGCCATAACATTGTTCCATGCACTGACCACCATTGAGACCATGAAATCCACGGCCACCTGGATAGCGGTCCACACGAAAGACAACACCGGCTGTACATACGTCTGAAACCAGCCCACGACCACCTGCACGCCGGCCATGACATTGTTCCATGCCGCGACTACCATCGAAACCATGAATCCAACTGCGACCTGAATAGCGGTCCACACCGCAGACAGGACAGGGCTCACATAAGCGCTGAACCAATCGACAACGACGCCGACGGCGGACATAATCCCGGACCATACAGCCTGGATACCCGACCAGAGAACCTGGGCGCCCGCCACGATCACAGTCCACGCAGCCGACAGGACCGGGGCCACATAGGAGCTGAACCAATCCACCACCAACTGCACGGCCACCTGGATGAGCGTCCAGACGACGATGAACGGGATGGATAGCGCCCAAAGCCCAACCTTGATTCCCGTCCACACGGCCTCGAAAACCGGCACCAGGTAGGCGGTAAACCAATCAGCTACCACCTGCACCGCCGCCTGGATTCCCGTCCACACGGCGCTGACGACCGCTACGAGACCATCCCACAGGCTCCCCAGGATGGTCACAGCGCCCATGATCGTGGGCACCACATAGGAGGTGAAGAACCCGCTCACCGCCCCCCACACGACGCTCCAGGCTGCGCTCAGGGCATCCAGGGTGGCATTCCAGTAGGGGGCAATCCAATCCAGGAACGACTGGAACGCAGCCGTAATCGACGCCCACGCCTGCTTGCCCATTTCCGTCTGCGTGAAAAACCATGCCAGGCCGGCCACGAGGGCGGCAATAGCGGTCACGATCAGGAAGATCGGGTTGGCGTTCATGACCACGTTGAAGGCCGCCTGGGCGGCCTTCGCGGCATCCACTGCGCCCTTCATGGACTGGAGGCCAGTTACCCACGCTACGATGCTGCCAGCGGCCTGGATTGCCGTCATTGTCTTCGTGACGGTGTTTAGCGCCGTGAATGCGATGACGACGGTCCCGATAGTGACGGCCAAGGTCGACAGGAGCCCCTTGTGCTCAATGCCCCAGGAGGTGGCGGTCAGCAGTGCATCGCCGACTTTCATGACGGCGTCGCGCAGGCCCTCAAGGAATCCAGTCACCGGCGAATTCGGGTCGAGCCCGAAGATCGGCTTGTCCGTGTCGCCGGTGAAGATGATTTCCGCAAGCCCCTGCACCGACGGGATGAGGGTCGTGTTGATCCAGGTGCCGGCTTCGATAGCGGCGTCTCGGACGTTGAATAGGAAGTCCACCAGGGCGGAGTCCTCTTCGAGGCCGAATAGTGAACTGGGGCCCTGGTAGTCGCCGGAGAAAAGGATGCTGGCGACACCCTGAATGCCGGGGATCAGGGTGCTGGTGATCCAATCCCCGGCCGCGCGCGCGGACTCTCCGATCTTGAAGAGGAAGTCCACCAGGGCGGAGTCCTCTTCGAGGCCGAAGAGGTTGTCTGACCCGTCGAACTGTCCGTTCGCCAGGATATCCCAGACGCCCTGGATGCCGGGAATCAGGCTGTTCTGAATCCAGTCGAAAGCACCCTCAGCGCCGGTAGCGACAGTCCCCATGAAGTCCGTCAGGGCAGGCTTGATCTGGTCGACGATACCCATCGCCCCAGATACGAGGGACGCCTCAAGGTTACCCCAGGCGCCCTCAATCGTCTGGGTTGACGTCGCCGCCTCCTTGGCGACGTCAGTCATGCCAAGGTCCATCACCGCGGCATTGAATTCCTCGGCGGTGATCTGCCCCTTCTCCATCGCCTCACGGAAATTCCCCGTGTAAGCGCCGGCCTCGAGGAGGGCCTGCTGAAGTTTCCCGGACGCACCAGGAACAGCGTCGGCGAGCTGGTTGAAGTTCTCGGTTGTGAGTTTCCCCTGACCGGCGGTCTGGGTAAGCACCATGCCGACGCTCTTGAATGTCTCGGCATTTCCACCCGCGACCGCATTCAGGTTACCGGCAGCCTCAGCGAGTTTGTCATATCCCTCGACGTTGTTCGACGCCAATTGAGCGGTGATCGACTGGATGTCGCTCAGGCCGTAGACGGTCTTGTCGGCGTAGTCCTTCGTGGACTTCGTGAGTCGATCAATATCGGCCGCGGATTTCCCCGCGAAATTCAGGGTATTCTTGAACTTGTTCGTCGCGTCGGAGGCGGTGATTGCCTGTGTTGCGATATCCGAGAAGCCGGCGGCGAGCCCGACGGCGGATGTGACGGCGAGCGCCCCGGCCGCGATTTTGCCGACCTTCTGGAAAGCCCCACCCAGGCCGGAGACAATGCTATTCTCGGCCTTGCTGGTGTTGACCTTGTTGAGTTGCCCCTCGACCTCGCGGGTGAGATTGGAGCCGGAGATAGCGACCTGAATCCAGGCGGTACCGATGTTGTAGCCAGCCATCCCGGCCCCTCCTCTATATGCTGGGAGGCCCCACAGCGGCTATGCTGCGGGGCCTCCCCATGTGTGGTTATGTGCTGGCCTGGGCGGCCAGTTCTGGGTGCCTGGCGAGCCAGCGGCGCGCCTTGGCGTCCTGACGCTCCTGCGCCTCCCGTGCTTTCTGCTGCCAGCCAGGTTCGGGCGGCTCGGGAGGCTTCGGCAGGTCGCTCCTCTTGGCCCCGGCACCCATGGCCACATAGCAGCTGATCTGCCAGGCGGCCATCCTCGTGGCGGTGACCTCATCGGAGAGGGCCGCATCCCCGCCCATAGCCCTACCCAGGGCGCTCCCCGGGGGCAGGCCCCGGATGAGGACCAGCAGCCGCCTAGGGGTCAGCCGGCCACGGTAGAGGTCCAGGAGGTCCACCCCATAGACCCGCAGCAGGTCGGCCTCGATCTCCTCCCCATGCTCCCGCAGGAGCCCAGGGAGGGCCGTCAGTTTCCCGCGTTCAGGACCTCGAAAACATCCTGGAGGAAAGCGCCCATCGCGTCAGCAGACACCTTGCCGTCGGCGCGCAGGTGCTCCTTCACCGTGTCGAAGGCGTCACCCAGGACAGCCCGGGTGACGCGCACCATGGCGGCCGGGGAAACCTTGCCCTCCTCCATAGCGGCCAGCGCCTCCACGACCTCCCAGTCCCCGTTGATCGCGGCCGGGTCCACTTCAATGGTGAGGCCCTGCACGGTCACCTCGACGCCGCCGCCGTTGGCCTCGGCCTCCTGGAAGTCCTTCGGCGTCGCGGCCCCGATCTCGCGGGCGTGCTCGGCCGTCTTGCTCGTCTTCTTGCTAGTCATCTGTCGGTCCCTTTCAGGTGGTGGCGGTCCCAGGTAGTGGTGACCCCACCCCGGCGCAGGGACCGACCATCCGCGCCGGGGCAGGGGGCTAGAGCGGCCGTCAGGCCGGGATCAGCGACTTCGCGTTGGAGTAGATGACGTAGTCGCCCAGGACGGACAGCTTGTAGGACCAGGCCGTCAGCTCGCCGACCTTGAAGGCCACCTCGCCGCGCTCCCCCAACTCCAGGCGGGGGAAGACGATCCGCATGCGGGTGCGGTCGTCGCCGGTGGAGGCGGTGTCGAAGACATCGAGGACACCACTGAGCACGGTCACCGTGCGCTGGGCCTTCGCCGTCAGTTTCGCGACGTCTGTCTTCTGCGGTCCGGCACCGATCTGCTCCTGAATCTTCTCCGCGCTGGCGTTCAGGAAGCGGGTCACGATGTCGAGCTGGCTCTCCAGGAGGGCAGCCTCGATGCCGGTCTCTGAGGAGTCCATGAAGGTCCTCACGACGCCGTGGCCCTGGTGGCCCTTGATCTTGGTGACTGAGTCGTCCATCGTGAGCTTGATGCCGTCATCGCTGATCCACCCGCAATCCTTCAGGCTGGCGGGGACGGTGGTGGTGAGGCCCTGGATCTTGGTGGCGAGGGCTGGGTCATAGGCGCCCAGGTAGAGACTGTCGTCGTCAGACCCGAAGCCCAAGACATTGTCGGCGTTGGTAGCCATTGGTTCTCCTTACGGTTGGTTCCGTGTGGTGATCTGGTAGGTGGCCGACGCGCGGGCGGCCGTGAGAGTCGGGTCGGGCGACTCAGATGGGGCGTTCCCCGTGACCTTCGTGACCGGCCAGTCGTGACCGGCCACGAGCGCGTTCACGGCGGCGTCAACACGAAGGGCCAGGCGCATTGCCTGGCCCGTAGTGGGAGCGAAACTGTCGATGGTGACCTGACCGGTGCTCAGCACCCGCTGGTGCTGGCCCTGCCCGCCCGTAGCGATCACCAGGACCAGAGGCTCCGGCGGGTCCCCGTTCGCGTAGGGGATACTGGAGACGACCTGCACGTCAGGCAGGGCCACCTTCAGGGCCGCCATCACCAGGGCCTTCGTGTCCCTCGATGTGCCAGCCATCAGCCGCTCCCCCCGCCGTAGACGCGCTCCAGGACGTGCTTGCGGGCCTGCCTCAGCCCCGCCTCGCGGGTGCCAGCACGGACGTAGGCGCGGGCACGCGATGTCGTCGATGAGTGAACTTTGAAGCCATCTCCGGCCCGCTCAGCGAGCCCCTTCGCGGCCCCGTTGACGGCGTCCTGAGCCTCACGGGACTGGAGCATCTGGGCGACACCTGGACTGTTGAGCCGGAACTTGATCTGCCCCATCAGGCACCCCCTGTCGTCTTCGGGTCGGTGGCGGCGTGGAGCGTCACCACGGAGCCCTTGGGCCAGCGCGCCGGGGCTCCCTCGACCCTGTACGTGATGCCTGCGATGCGCAGGAGGTCGCTGGAGCGGATGTCCGGGTGCTTCCCACGCCAGTACAGGGTCGGCTGAGACACGACCGGGAGAGATCCCGCGGCGACCGGCTCCGACGTGCCGCCGGGGCTGAGCAGGGCGGGCGGCAGGGACGTCTCCACGACCGGTCCGGGGACAGCCTCACCGTACTGGTCGCGCCCACCGTCGCCCGCCCTGAGTCTCGTCACGGCGACCAGTCCAGCGGCGATCACGGGGCCACCGCCGGAGCCAGCAGATCCACCTCGAACGCCGCTGAGCGTCGGCCGCCCAGTTGCTTCAACTCAGCCGCCCTGAGGAACAAGTCCCCCTCAGGATTCGAGTAGGCGTACTGGTCGGTGAACGGGCCCGTCGTGTGCATCTCGCTGGCCAGGAGGCCCCTGGGCTCGGGTAGCCCGTCGGCCGCCCCCTGCTCGGCCTGGAGCGCGCGCTTCACGACCGCGCAGGCGACGCGCTTCAGCGTCCCCGCCGTGGCGTGCTGCCAGCGCGGCGCAGAGGACTTGATGAGGTCCGTCGCATCCTCCAGGAGGACCGAGGCCCGCTTCCGCTCCTGCTCAGACAGGCCACGCCACCGCGCCTCCAGGTCCTCCACCGTGGCGAATGTGTCAGCCATTCTTGCCCCGCTTCGGGGTCTCCTCCTCAGGCGGGGTGGCGTCCTCGGGGGCCTCAGGCTCCGTGGCACCCTCGGGGTCCTCGGGGCTGGTCTCGGCGTGCTCGCCACCGATATCGGCGGCGTCGATACCCCACTCCTCCAGCAGCGGCGTCAGAGCAGTGAGCGTCTCCTCGTCGACGTCGGCGACCCCATCCACGAACTGCACGTGCGGGGTCGTCACCAGCAGGCTCGGGTGCTTGTGGCAAGTGATCCTCATGATTCCCTCTCTCTCTCAGGGCCGGGCGGGGGCGCCCCGCACGCTGCGGGGCGCCCCCATGCTGCGTCAGCCAGCAGCCACCGTCAAGCAGCCGTGCGCCTTCTCGTTGCCGAAGCGGAGGCCAATCTCGCCATAGATCTGCACATCATCGCTGGCCCCGGTCTTCGCCAGTGGCTCAGCGAAGAAGTGCCCCTTACCGGGCACCTCCAGGAACACCGGAGCCAACTGCTCCAGGGACGCGACGATCAACTTGTCGGCCGGAACGTACCGGTTCAGCATCACGTTCATGGTCCCGAAGTCGGTCTCCAGGGTGCGGAGGTTGACGCCACCGACGTTGCGGGTGCCCTCCTGGTACCGGGCGTCCTTGATGAACACCTTGGTCAGGGCGCGCTTGAGCTTGGAGTTGACGATGATGGTCCGGGTCTCGCCCTCCTGGAGGCCACCGTTCGTCCACACCTTCTCGACCAGATCGAGGACGTCAGCCTCAGTCAGCTCGGCGGCCTTGTGGGTGGTGGTCGCCACGTTGGTCTTGATCGCCTCAATCAGACCCTTGGTCTTGCGGGCGGTCTGGTTGTCCGTCGGATTGGCGAACGTCCCGGTGATGAAGCCCTTCTCGACGTCGCGGGCGATCTGCTTCAGGGCGGTGTCGATCTGCCAGGCCAGTTCGTCGGCAGGCAGGACGGTGTCACCGATGGTGACGGTCTTCGCGCCGGTCGCCGGGGTGACCTGCTTGGTCGCGCCCAGCTTGGTGTAGGAGACGGAGACCTTCTCCTGGTGAATCTCGACGACGTTGTAGTCGGCGAAGCGCTGGCGTCCCTCGGCGGCGGGGGCGGTAGCGCCCTCAGTGCGCTGGCGGCCGTCGTCCGCGTCGCGCAAATCGTAGCCGCTCCAGGAGAAGATGGTGCTTCCGGCGGAGACGCCGCCGGTCAGGCCACCGATCGAGGACAGCAGCGGAGTGTCCTCAGGGGACGCGGCGAAGAGTTCGCCCGTGTAGTTCGGGCAGTTGTAGGTCGTAGCCATGCCGGTGATTCCAGGCATCATGGCTCCTTTCGTTCGTGATGGCTCATCAGTGGGAGCCGAGCTTCAGCGCCTTCAGGGAGGCCGTGAGTGTCCGGTCTCCGGCCGCCTCAGCTGCGGCGATACGCTCATCGAGGGAGGCGGCTCCCGCGCCGGGCGGGTTACCGTGGTGGCGGACGACAGGCTGGGCGGGGGCCTCGGCGGGCTTGGCCTGCTCGGCGGCCCATGCCTTGACCTGCTCGGCCCAGACGGCCGGGTCATCGCCGGGGCCTGCGAGGATGTCGACGGGGACGCCGGTCTTGGCGGCGACCTCGACGCGCTCCTTCTCGGCCCGCATGGCGGCCAGGTCGGCCTGGAGGGCGGCGAGCGCATCGGCCTGCTTCTGGGCCTCGGTCTTGCCTGCGTCCTCGGCGGCCTTGATCTGGGCTGCGAGGTCGGCGGCGCGCTTCTCGGCCTCTCGGCGGGCTGCGCGCTCGGCGGCTAAGGCCTTCTTGCCGGCGTCTCCGAGCGTGTCGGTGGCGTCGCCCGTCGCGGGCTCCCCACTGGTCTGCTCGGTGGGCTCGGTCGGCTCCACGGCCTCGTTGGCGGTCTTGTCCATTGGGTTCTCCCTCGGTGATTGGTGCCATCGCGGCACGACAAAGCTCCCACCATCGCGGCAGGGGCTCGGTAGGTAGGTTGGGTCACTCGGCGGGCTTGATCCCGTCAGTGAAGGACTCGGGGGCGATGCGGCGCATCTCAGCGGTGATCGCCTTGTCGTCGACGGTGACCCCGGTCGCCTTCACGGCGGCCCTGGCCTCGTCGTAGGCGGTGCGCAGACCCTTCGGGTCGTAGCCGTCGATGCGGGCCTTCTGGCCCTTCCACAGGGGAGTCGGGACGCACGAGCAGTGATCGTGGTAGGCGTGCCCCTTGCCCGCCGTCGCAGCACTGGCGTAGACGAAACCACGGCTCGCGAGCATCGAGCACCAGGCGCAGCAGCCGCCGGGGCCGGGCACGCGCGCCCACCTCGGCTTGGCCGGGTCGATGGCGACGTTTCGGTGCACCGTGTCCTTCCCCTGCTGTCCGATGAGGCGCCCTAGGACACCGCCCAGGGTGGCCTGCACGCCGGGCGGGTCCGCGCCCCACAGGCCGCCGACCGCCCAGCGGGTCGCCTGCACCACCTGCACCTCGGACGGCCCATCAGCCAGGATGGCCGAGTAGGGGCCGCCGACGGCGTCAGCACGCAGCCGCTCATACCACTCCGCAGCACTGGACGCGGCCAGATCCCCATACTGGGCGGCGATGGCCGGCATCACCACCAGGAGAGCATCACGCGCAGCCTCAGGGCTGGACAGGTCCAGGCGCCCAAACGCGGCCGCCAGGGCGGCCAGCGCCATCCGCGTGGCCTCATCCAGGCCACGGGACAGCCGCTCCAGGTCAGCCCTCGTCGTCACCAGCGGTCACCCCATCCGGGGCCTCAGCGGGCTCCGCAGGCTCCTGCGGCGCAGGCTCGGCCGGGGCGGGCGTGGACGCCAGCAGACGATCCAGCACCCCACCAGCCTGAGCCCGCTTGATCTGCGACCGAATACGGACGATCTGCTCAGCGCTGTACCCCAGTTCCTCCAGAGCCACATCAGTCTGAGCAAGCTCCGGGATGGCCGAAATCTGCTTGACCACGGCGTCGGACTGAGAGACCACGCTCGGCATCGCGGGATTGCGCCACCTCGTGGCGAGATTCCGCACCTCATCATCCATCTCAGTGACGGGGATCCCGTCACGGAGGCAGATCGCATCCTGCACGATCCGGTTCAGGCCGTAGCCGATAGATCGGGTGGTGTTCTGTGCCTCGATGACCAGGTCTTCCTTGGCTGCGTAGATCGCCTCGGCGCTGCTCGGGTTGTCCTGGACGATCCCGAGCGCGGAGATCGGCAGCGACGTCGCCGAAGCGAACTCGGCAGCCAGGGCGCGTTTCATCGCCAGGAACGGCTCCATGCTCTGCTGTGGGATCACCTGGAGGTCAGGCTTGTCCCCGTCCTCATCCTTCGGCAGCGACTTCAGGCGCCCCATGTACCAGGACCAGAGCGGCGTCTTCTCGCCCTGGGCGTTCTGGAACATGCTCTCGTCCGCACCCAGCAGCAGCAGCGCCGGGGCCGCATACAGGTCCGATGAGACCTCCGTGCGGAAGCCGGCGCGCACCACGCGGTCCGTGATCGACATGACCTCACGGCTGATACGCGACCGCCCAAACGGGCGGCCGAGCGCCGGCCGGTACGGCAGCGGCTCCATAGGGACACGCCCCAGGGAGTGATCCATCCTCGCGACGGCCACCCACCCCCGGTCCCCCAGGGCCAGGCGAGTCACATGCTCAGCCGTCAGCAGCAGTACGGCGGTCGGCTTCCCGTTATCGTCGGCGGAGTCCACCAGCAGGCCGGCCTCCAGGCCACGACGGCGCACGTCCCACAGGCCGGTCGCCCACAGGGCGTCAGCGCCCGTCACAACTACGTCAGGGTCACCAGCAGCCGGGTCACCCGGCAGTGCCACCACGAAGCTACAGCAGTAGGTCAAGGTCGCGTCCACCAGTTCCGGCACGAGCAAGTCGAAGCGGTTCTCGTGCAAGAGGCTCATGGCCCCCAGGGGGTCCTCCTCACCCGACGGCGACGTCACCCCGTCCCACATGCACCGGGACGCCAGCGACGTGACGGCCTTGTCCGGCCAGCCGCACACGATATCCAGCTGATCCCGCATGTAGGGGGGCACGGAGGCGCCCAGGAAGGCGATGTTCACCTGCATGTCCCGGTACTGGCGACGGAGAGCGTTCCGTGAGCGCTTGGCCTGCCACTGCTTGACCAGGCGGGCCATGAGGGCGGCGTCATCCTCGGCCAGGCCGACGACGTCGGTCGGCACCGGGGAGTAGTAGGCCATCAGGTCCATCACATCACCACCCCCACGCGGGCACCGGCCAGTTCGCGCGGCCGTCTCTTCGTTGTCTTCGTAGCCCAGTGGGCCAATGTCAGTGCGTCCATGCCCGCCGACGTCATCCCCTCCGGCGCGGTCCAACCGAACCCGCCGGATACGCCGATCTTCCGGCGGCTGATGACGGCTGCCTCAGCCTCTAGCTCGGCGTCGTCCGGGTGAGACAGGGACCGGTCCCGGATCGCAGCATCCATCATCGCGTGAGCGGCGATGACCTGATCCGTCGTCGGCGTCCAAATGGTCTTCGGGCTGAAGCCCGCGGCGCGAAGGCGGTCCACCAGGTCGCCGGCACCGGACTTGCCGTCGACGACGATCTGCGCCCACCGGTCCCGATGCTCCAGCAGGTAGTCCAGAATCCAGTGCACGCCTTCGCCCATGTTGCGTACCCCCTGCGAGGTGCACAGTTGGGCATAGACAGCCTCGCTCTTACGCTCGGGCTTCCGGCCGGCGCGAGCCAGAGCGACGGTACTGCCGTCGACGCTGAACCTCACGGCCGCGCACCAGCGCAGCCCGCTCGGCGGCTCATCCACCGTCAGCGCGTTCCACGCCTCACGGCCAATCGCCTGAGACGCGACCTCCGGGTCCCAGATACCCATACCCTCACGCCGGAAACTCTCTGGCCCCAGTTGGCGCTTCATCCTGAGGATCGACGACTCCGGCGTCCGGTGCGGAAACGACGGGTTGCCCTTCTTCCATTGGCGGCGGTCTTCCGGGTCGGCGTCGTCATCTGCGCCTACCTCGGCATACATGCCATCGCGCAGGTCGCCGGCGAGCGCCTGCTTCCTGAACGTCGTGAACGCCTCGCTCGGGTCCGTCGGGCGCGGCGGCGTGCCCAGGCGCAGAATCAGTGGGTTCGGGGCCGTGTTGACCGCGGGCACCATGTCATCCAGGGCCCGCTGGCCGAGAATCTGCGCCTCATCGAAGACGATGATGTCGACGCCGGCGAAACCGCGGCCGAAGCCACCCTCTCTAGCGCCGAACAGGATTCGGGAGCCGTTCGTGAACTTGATCGACTGCTGGCCGTTCGCCTGCCTCGGCCTACCATCGATGTACGGAGCGATCTCCGGTTTCAGGGCGAGTCCCTGCATCGACGCGAACGTCTCATCGGCGGTGCGCGTCCTGTGCGCCGTCCAGAGGACGAAAAGGCCCTCCTGGAGGGTGCACAGGGCGAACACAATCGCCCCG